AGGCTTCCCCCTGGAATCCATCATTCCGGGTTACGCTCCAAGCTCCGAGGCCCTCCTCTCGTGGCGCATATGAATGACGGGCGCGCGCGTATAAGCACATACCGTGCCAAGCTCGAGGCTGGGCTGGGCAGGGTGTATACTAACTATACAGTGGGTGGATAGTAGCTATACGGGGTGGGGTGGATACTAGCTATACACCTGGGTGTTAAGTACCTATACACCTCGAGGTCATGTCACAATCTACCTAACGTTCAGTAGGCACCCACCAACGTGGTGACCCCTCCCACCTCGTCAGTGCGTTTATGCAATTTTTACGCGCCGCTATTTTCCAACCCTGCACTAAATCTGATCAGACTCAGTCCGCTTCTCCCCGTTGGCCTGGAGGCCAAAAGGGGCATGTAAATCTATGGGTATACAAAACCCTCAAAACGTGCTATAATATTAATATATGATACATATTAGAGAGTTAGAGGGGCGTAGATTGTACGCTCCGCTAACACTCGGGCCCAATCGGTGGCTTTGTGGGTAGAAGTTTAGATGGCTTCGGCGGTTTGCTTTTGTGCAAAGCCGCCGTGTTTGGAGTAGGAGCTACTCCGGTGGCGTTTCGCCAACGTGCGTAGCGACATTCCCGGAGATGGTGAGATTTGGTTAGAGTCGCCTTGTTGGTGATCTCCGCTATATAGAAGCGCGCAGGCGCGCGCGAGGTGCTTGGTTTGTCAAAGGCTCGTAAGGAAGCTGCTCGTCGCGAGGGTGCTGCTGTCAAGACAGACCCTGGCAAGTGGGAGAAGGCCAAGTCTGACGCCAAGGCCCGTATGGGTGGTAAGCACTCTGCACGAGCTATGCAGCTCGCTACCAAGCTCTACAAGGAGCGTGGCGGTGGGTATAAGGGTAAGAAGAAAGAGACCTCTTTGTCGCGTTGGTCCAAGCAGGACTGGCAGTATTCCGGCAAGGGTAAGGGAGTTTACTTGCCCAAGAAGAAGATAGAAAGCTTGAGGAAGACAGCCGCTGGCCGTGAGAAGCTTGCTGCTGCGTCTCGGAAAAAGGCTAAGGCTACGCGTGAGGGTAAGCAGTACGCACGCCATGGCTTGGCTGCTGGTACGAGTAAGAAGAGGTCTTGATGTCAAAGGCACGCAAGGATGCGGCGCTTATGGAGCGCCTGGGCGTATCGGGTTACAACAAGCCTAAGCGTACGCCTAACCACCCCACTAAGAGCCACGTCGTGTTGGCTATGTGTAACGGAAAGCCGAAGACCATTCGTTTTGGCGAGCAGGGTGCCGATACCGCTGGTGCTCCCAAGGCTGGCGAGTCTGAGCGCATGAAGAAGAAGAGGGCCTCTTTCAAGGCCCGTCACCGCAAAAACATTGCAAAGGGGCCGTGTTCTGCTGCTTACTGGGCAGACAAGGTTAAGTGGTAGGAGTTGAGTGATGGCTGACAAGGTCAGCAGTATTCTTGGTGGCGTCTCATCGGGCTTAAGCGATCCCTTCGAGTTAGGGTTCGATTTTGGCGTCGACGAGCTTGACCCCTCACAGTTTGATAAGGGTACTCCCGAACCCGGCCGTTTCGACGAGACCCCCGCGACTCGCGCAAAGCGCAGGTCTATCCTTGAGCGGCGTGGGCGTCTTTTAGACGCATCCCAGATACCCACCGTCGAGTCGGAGCTTTCGATGTCGACCGGGTCTCAGTACGGCACGGGTACTAGGACTTCAGGCCTTGATGGTTTTGACTGGCGCACGGGCACGGTGATTCACCCCACTACTGGCGAGATTGTAGACGCGCTTGAGCTTGAGTCGGAGCTTGTTAAGCACAGGGCGTCTGGCCCATCTTCAACTCCGTCCAGCAGGAGCTTTGAGGTTAGCCGCCTCGGCAAGGGGTATATGCGGGGGCACGTAGAGAGGGTTGCCTCTGAGTTTGGCGTCAGTGACTTCGACTACGATGCTGATGTGAAGCGCGCGCGCGATGCAATGTTCCCCCGCCCACCCGCCGTTTCAGAGTTGCCTGACGACCCCATTGACACGGCGCGCCGAAAACTTGGCCAACGTAGTCAGGCTGCATCTTCCTTGAGCGGGATCCCCTCTGGTGGGTTTGGCGGGGCACAGGACTTCTGGTGGGATCACCCCCGTCTGCTGGTTAAGTCTGTCTGGGACAAGCGCGGCATGGGCCGCGACGCTTTTATCGAGGCCGCCTCTATACTCACCGATATCGGCCACCCTAACCCTGTGGAGGGTGTTGCTGAGGTGTGGGGAGCGCTAGGCGCTGACCAGCCCTATAAGCCTGGAGTGCAGTACCTCCGCACGGAGGGGTTCGACGCTGCTCGCGCTGCGAAGCTTCCTGCTCCTCCTTCAGCGGAGGAGGTGTCTAACGCCCGCAGGCTTTACGACAGCGGCGCTTCTGCGTTCCCCGGCACTGAGGCTCACGCTGGCTCAAAGCCGTGGGGGACTCGTGACCCTATGCACCCAGCCCGTATCCAGCTTGAGCGGGAGCAGGCGTCTCGTGGAATGTCGGAACAGCGGGCACGGTTTGCTGACAGGTCTGCCCAGTCCCGCGTTAGCAGCGCTAGGTCTAAGCTTGACGACCTCGCCAAGTCGTATGGCTTCCAGTCCATGGAAGACTTTGAGCTTTCTAAATACGAAGGAAGGGACTATTGGGCTGGCAAGTTCTCCCCAACAAGAGCCCATACAGACATGCAGGCTTCGCCTGAGTACGACAGGCTCAACATGGAGCTTGATGAGGCAACAAGCCAGAGGTCTTCCGCAGCGCGTAAACTTGAGGAAGAGGTCTGGAGGAGCGCCAACCCTGACGTAGACCCTCGCGAAGAGCTTCGCAGAGAGCTTGGCCAGCGTCGAAAGGGTCTTGCCCCCCTCAAGGGTGAGCGAGGATTTATTAGCGGCGTAGCGCCCACTGCGCGCTCTACCGCTGCTCGTGGGCTGTCTACCGCCATGGGCGTAGCAGCCGCTCCAGTCATTGACTACGCACTCGACCCAGAGTCGCGCACACCTGTCCAGTTTGCACGCGCACAGGAACAGGCCATCACTAGCATGGTGCCAGGGCTCGTGAGCCCCTCTGAGCTTCCGCCTCCAGCCGTTCTCCCGCCTGACCGCCTTAAAGCGGTCGAGGCTACGCAGGGTATGGCTGGCGTGGCTCCTGACACCAAGTCACCCAACGTGACTGAGCAAGAGGTGCGCGCCTATATCTCCAATAAGGTCGCTAAGGGAGATAAGCTCCCTGCGTGGGCGGAGAAGATCACCTCAATGAAAGGTGGCAGGCTCTCCATTAAGCCGGTTAACCCGCGAACAAAGGCCCGACAAGAGGCCGCTAAAAGTGGAGCTAAGTGATGGCGAAATACCCAGGTGACGCCGAGGTCGATCGTGTCGTCATGGAAAATACAAAGGGCTACCGCGCCAAACACGGACGCGACGAGCCTTTGCGCGGGGACGAGCCTGATTGGCTCTTAGCCTCTATCAAGAGGGTGCGGGCAAAGCTGGGACCAATGGGTCAGCCTCGTCCTAAGGCGCGGAAAGAGGCTGCTGCATCGCTAGCTAAAAAGAAGTCGGCTAAGCGCCCGCACAACCCACGCATGGGCCAAACTAAGCGTAAATACGGGAGTTATTAACTTCCTCTGAACGAGGCCTTGACATCCCCTGGGGCTTCGTTCAGTCTCTTCTCACCCTCGGAGTAGCTCTCCTTTGGGTTATGGGTTCCATCCCGCTTCATCTGTTGCCACGTGTTGTCACCAGCGGTCGCGGGATGGTTTTACTTGTCTTTTTCTACACAGGGGATGTGTATGTTTGTGATACGGCCGAACACCCAACACGACGAGATTATTGGCTGGGATGTTGGGTACTACGCGCCAAACGGCGTTTGGGTTGGCCTGACCCGCTTCCGCCCAACCTACCAAAGCGACGAAGCTAAACAACAAGCGGTGAACCTCCCGGCGTTTTTGGACGCAGTACGCATGGTGAGTGCGCTTAATGGCGGAGACACGTCGATCGTGCCAGACCTGTCGTGTCCCAAGTACCCAACACTGATTGACACGTGGGGAGATTGGGGCGCGGAAATACGCCCAGACGGGTTGTGTGACTTTGGTGAGGTGCCTCGATAATGGACCCGCTATTTCTACCGCAGAGCGGCAGCGTTGAGCGTGAGGTGCTCGCCTGCTTGCTCTTAGACCCTTCCAAAACACCCTCGGTGTCCAGCCGTCTGACTGGGGAGGACTTCCATAACGACGTCAACCGCTTCATCTGGGACGGTATGGTTGTGGCGCATGAGCGCCATACGGACTTCGATGGCGTAGTGCTCGAAGAAGTCATGCGTGATCAGGGCTCATGGGGCCGTGTAAGCGGTGGTGACCTCATCCATCGCTATAGATGGGGACCTCAGCCCAGGAGAAGCTCTCTCCGAGGCTGAGGCGTTGGTGGGACGTCTGAGGGAGTCAGGTGAGAATCTAACGGATGGAGATGATGCGGGACCTGTAGTCATTGACTACATGAAGATGATACACGCCATTCAGAAGGGTGAACAGAAGCCGCCACGTATCTCCACAGGCCTCTATCCGCTGGATAAGGCTACCGGAGGGGGCTTTCGACCCGGCTGGTTGGTGCTAGTCATGAGCCTGAACGGCCATGGTAAGACTGCATTGGCCGTAAATGGCTTTGCATGGGCGGTTGCACACGAGCAGAAGCGCCCTGCGCTCATTGTCAGCCTAGAAATGCCCGCTGATCAGATAATCGGACGCCTGATTGCTGCATCTTCTGGCATCCCAGTGCAGCTCCATGACCAAGAAGGGCTTAATGAGGACCAGTTAGTGGCCCTTACTCACGCCGCTCACCATGTTTCGTCCGCCCCAATCAGGGTGGTTGGCCACCAAGCGGGCACAATCGACGGTGTCAGGCAGGCTGCTAGGTCCTACAAGGCCCAGAAAGGGGACCTTGGCATCATTGTGGTAGACTATATCCAGCTAATGAGGTCCCAAAAGCGCAGCAGTAACCGCACTGAGGAGCTTGAGCAGATAAGCCGGGGCTTAAAAGAGTTGGCTATGGAACTGGATTGCGTGGTGATTAGCATCTCTCAACCCACAATGGCGGCTAAGAGGACGAAAGAGCGTCCAACTATCCGCGATTCCAAGGGTTCAGGAGCAATCGATGATGATGCTGATTTGGGTCTTGTGCCTTGGCTGCTACATAATGTTAACGAGAGCGCTAGCCCTTGGGAGGCGCAGATTGGCATGGATAAGTTCCGCCATGGCCCCCGTCGCAACCTATATGAGAGCGATATTGAGTGGGATGGCAGCAGAACTCGTTTCATTTCGGCAGGGTTAAGACATCGTGGCTAAATCAAAGAGCAAGTTTCCCCCGTGTCCCCCTCCTGCCCACCGAGCACCTAGCCGATGGGTGAGTATTGACCCGGCGAGTGGCAAGAAAGCCACCGCCGTTGTTGTATGGGAGGGCACAGAGCCCGTTGACTTCCGCGATGTCGACCATGCGGACTACCTTGCAGTGAGCGGAGTGGCTCTCGACATCGATCTGATGGTGATGGAGGGTGGTGGCTACGTTGGTGTGAACGCAGCAGCATCTCTTGGGCTAGCCAGGGTGCGTGAGCGCTTTGCAACTAGCGCATGGTACGAGGATGTGCCCTATGTAGAGATATCGCCCACCCACTGGAGGGTTGAGCTTGGCTTACCGTCGCAGCCAAGGTCGCGAGCAGTTGCGGCTACGCGCGACATGTGCAATATTCTGTCAAAACCCAGACATAGCCCGGCATTGCCGTTGGCTCATCTGGCAAAGAATGACGACAGGCGAGCGGCTCTACTTATTGGTTGGGCGTGTTGCCACGCCTGGGACTGGTTGGAGTAGACCATGAGTGAGAAAAAGGTTGTCAAGCGTACCCGTAAGCCTAAGCCCGTTGTCACCGACGAGGCCAAGACCATGCTCCGAGCGGCAGCCAGGGAGAAGACTCCGCGCAAGCCGTCTACTGGCCCAACCGCCATGGACGTGGTCGCTAAGATTCAGGCTAAGGACCTGGGTAAGGATACCCTTAAGTTCATTGAGAGCGTTTCTAAGTCTTCAGGCATGTCCGTTAAGGACATCATCTGCTGCATGGTTCGCATGTCTAGAAATGCTGGCCGGGTCAATGGGCCGCGATACTTTGCCCCTCAACTGAAGAGGTTCTCTAAATGAGCGTCTTTGCCCCAGAGGGCGGTGACATTGGTAGCGCTAAGGAGATCTCCTCCAAGGACGTTATCGTTTACAATCAGGACGCCCGTTCAGGCGGAATCGGCAAGGCAACCCTTGTGGAGGGTCTGATTGCCGAGTGTGTTGTGAGCTGTAAGCAGTCCCTAGATGTTGTCTATTACAACCAGACAGACATGAGCATCGAGGACGCACTCATCTCGTCGTTCAAACTCATCGGTATGGAGTTGATGAACCTTGTCGCCATGCTGTCGGGCTACCATGACGCAGCGCTCCGACCTAAGCACCGCGCCTGCCGCCAGATTGTGGTGAATATGCTAGAGCGTATGCAGTCCAACGACATCCAAGAGGATGCCGAGCCGGAAGACCTTGAGCTTTTCGCTAAAGATGCCGTCCGCTTCTTTGAGTGCATGCACGTGTGTATGCTTGAAGAGACAGACCGTAAGAAGCGACACCGCTACAAGAAGAGGTTTCTGGATGCCTGAAGCACCCGTGCATTACCCTGAGCCTGAGGACATCATCCTTACCACCCAGGAGAGGGCGATGAAGAAGCGCATGCTTCGCGTCCTTGAGGCTCTTGAGGCTGGCCACAGCCGCCAGTCAGCGGCATCCATGGCTAATGTTTCGCCTCACACGGTAAAAACATGGGCTCGCAAGGGTCAGAAAAACCTAACGCACTCTCTGTACCCGTGGTTTTACCATGAGATCAGCCGTTCAGAGGGTGTTGGTGAGTCTCTCTTTGCAGACATTGTTATCCGAGAGGCTACCGAGAAGCACAACTGGCGCGCTGCGATGTTCGTGTTGCAGAAGCGATACAAGTGGAACGATAGGCCAGAGATGGATGATGAAGTCCAGAGAGAGCAGCAGAGGGCTCAGCTTGCCAAGACTAAGGCCGACACGGTCTACGTTGAGGCCCGCACCACCAAGCTCAAGGAGGACAGTGAAGAGATTGTCCTCGACCGTCTGCGCGATATCTTGAACGAGGTCCGCGAAGAGGTGAAGCCGAGTGTCAAGGAAGAGCAAGTCAACTGAGGATGAGTTGCGGCGGTGTGCCGCTGACTTCCGTTACTTCTGTCGACACCTCAGGATTGTTGACAAGAAGGCGAAGCTCATCCCGTTCAAGCTGAACGCTGCCCAGGAGACGCTCGTTTCCTCCATCGAGGACAACCCATGGGTGTTTGACCTCAAGGCTCGTCAAATGGGCGGCACTACGGGTATCGCTGCGTATGCGTTCTGGCATGCTTGCTTCAGGCCCAACTTCCGCGTTGGCGTCATGGCTCAGAGCCGGGAGTCTGCCGAGCAGATTTTCGAGATCTACAAACGCTTTTACGACAACCTCCCACAGTGGCTTCAGTTTCCTACCGATAAGTCCAATGTGCGGGAGATGTCCTTCTTCCATGGCGGCATGATTCGAGTTTTCACCGCCAACACGCAGAGTGCTCGTGGCACTACCTATAACTTCCTTCATTGCTCTGAGTTCGCCTTTTATTCGGATGTTGAGAACACTGTACGCGCTGTCTTCCAGACAGCCACGCCAGACGCTATTGTTGTCATGGAGACCACAGCCAACGGCTTGAACCATGCTCA